CATATCCTCATGTTCCTGCGTGAAATCGGTATCATAGCCTGGAAAAATCAAACTGTAGGAATATACGACGCCAAAGCTAAAGCTTATCGAAAATCGAATAACGTATTTCACAGAAAAGGCGTCTCAGACATCCTAGGCATTTTGCCCGACGGCCGATTCCTAGCGATAGAAGTAAAATCAAAAGTAGGGCGCCCAAGCCCCGAGCAACTTAAGTTTATTTCAGATATTCAGTCTAAAAACGGCATAGCTTTTATCTCACGCTCTGTTGAGCAGACTTTTGACCAATTAAGGCATTGGTTGCCGGAATCTGACAAATTCTTAAATATAGCTAACAAATGGACACAATATGAGGGGAAATTATCATGACTTTTTTTGACTATCTCGACGCCGTTTATTTTAACGAGAATGTTAAACTTCAAACCATGCAGCTTAAAAAAGAGTTCTGCATTAAAACCGAGGCCAACACGCGAGCAATCCCGGACCTTCTTGGCGCACAGCGCAAGTACTATAAGGCAAGAGCTTATGTTCTTTTAGTCCTTGGTTATCTAGTGGCTAAAGTCACAGGTGATCATCCTAAGCGCGTCGAGCTGCAAAAGGTTCAACCCAAGCCCGAGCTTAAAGCCGTTCCAGCAATGTCAGGGGTTCCAAGTGAAGCAGCCAACCCACAGGCTTAAGACCTACTGGTATAGGGTTTTGAAAAATAGCGGTTTTGTCGACGCTGAAAACGCCGCGGGCCAATTGATAAAAAAGCTTCCAGCAAGCCCCACACAGCAGGCAACCCTAGACTTTTATCTAGCCCTTGATTCATACTTAACTAAGTTTGATCAAAACTTAAAGCCTGTGCACAAGGAAGTGCTAAGGCTTTATTCCAATGGCGAATACATTGTCACTATAGCTAAAAAAGTAAACCGCTCTAGGCAATGGGTTCACCGCATCATCAAGGAACACAAGCTCAACATGCAGAGGGTCTCTTTATGAAAGAGCCCTACATCAAAAGAACTTTTCGCTATAAATGCTTGGAGTCCTTCATCTATCGATTCAAAAACCTCAGGTTCGAATTCATCAAAGACCTAGTCTATGATTTTCCAGATGAAGAATACCTGCTTGGCCCTGAGGCCGATAAGTCACTCAAAGATAAGTTTCAATTTGTTGAGACGCATGAGGAACAGTTTACACTTTGACCTATACTGAAGGGCTTAGAAAAGCCCCACAACAGAGGATAGCAATGGACACGCCGTGGGCAATTCGAGGGCCAGAAGAATCAGATATACCGTTTATTTATGCCACATGGCTAAATAGCAACTATACTGACACAGACTTCAGGCGATCAGTTCGAAAATCAGTCTATTTTGAAGCTTATAAACGCATCATCGATAACATCTTGCTCTCAGCTAAAGTCAGTGTTGCCTGTAAGTCAGACACACCTTCCGTGATCTATGGTTATCTAGTCACCGAGGGAAATGTGATCCACTATTCATTTGTTAAAGACGCATTCAGGTCCCTAGGAATAGCCAAGAGCTTATATCTGCACAATTTCCAGCAAGGCCAGGCGCTTGAATGCACTCATTCGACCGGATCGACTAAAGGCTTTTTAAATAGAAACATCACTTTTAACCCGTTCATTCTTTATAAAGGAATTTAACATGGCAAAAAAAGAACCATCAGGACTGATTGAAATGGAAGGCGCTTATAAAGTGCCAGAACTTGCAATGTCAGGTGAGGTCAAAATCAAGGTTATTCACATGGCAATCGGCCTAGACCTGATTGGCTCAAAGACCAGCGTCGACAACCGCAGAGCCACAATGACCCTGCAACCTTGGGGCGTCTTATGCGTTTCTAAGGAAACAGGCAAAACAATCGGGATCCCTTGGGCCAATGTTAAAGGCTTTGAGATTCTGAAATGACGCACTAAGGTAGAATAAAATAGTGGGATTCGAAAAAGGAAAACCAAGACATCCTAACTCCGGCCGCAAAAAGGGAACACCTAATAAGGTGACTCAATCTCTTATGCAGATCGTCGAGGAATCGGGCATTGACCCGTTTAAGCGATTGCTTGAGCTAACGCAAAGTCTAGATGAGCGCATTGCTGTAAAGGCCTGCGCTGAGGTGTGCTCCTATGTTTATCCTAAACGCAAAGCTATTGAGCATAGTTTTGATCCTAAGATGGCCGAGGCCGTTGAGTCAGTTAGCAATATGAACAGACAAGAGCAGATAAATTTGCTTGAAACAGAAATAAAAAGACTAAAAGGGGAACCATGAAAACAACAGAAGAAATCAACAAAGAGTACGGCATCAAATGCGCACAGCTCGGTGACCTATATATTAGGCAACAAATGATCGAGCGTGATATTGAGCGTCTGCACAATGAATTGCATAACATTAACCTTGAGGCTCAAAAGGCGCACCGCAAAGAGCAAGAACAAAAGCCTGATGTTATTCATTTTGGCGAGTCTGCTGCAGAACCTAAGGAATTAGCTGCGCAGTGATTAGCCCGCAAGCTGCTGTCTTATTAAGCAAAGCGCCCAAGAATGTATTGAGCAAATTCAATCTTGAGGAGATATGTTTTCCTGAGCAATTGGCTTTTATCAAGGATCCCAATCCATGGGTTATGGCCGATTGCTCAAGGCGATCAGGCAAGACAGAGGTGTGTGCTTATGACCTACTTGACACAGCAATTAGAAGTCCTGGTGTTACTTGCCTGTATATCACTCTTACCCGTGCTAATGCAGAACGTATTGTGTGGGCTAAAATCCTTGAGATTAACGAAAAGTACAATCTTGGCGGCGACGTTAATATTTCTAAGCTATCTGTTTCTTTTTCTAATAAATCGGTGATTTATCTCTCAGGATGCAAAGACAAGTCAGAGCTTGATAAGTTTAGAGGTCTGGCCCTTAAGCTAGTTTACATCGATGAAGTTCAATCATTCAGGGCATTCATTGCCGACCTAGTTGATGAAGTCCTGGCCCCTGCATTGATTGACTATGCGGGGAAGCTTAAATTCATTGGAACACCGGCACCAATTCAATCGGGGTTCTTTTGGAGCTTAAAGAACAACCCAGAATATTCCCACCACCATTGGACCTTTTGGCAAAACCCGTTTATCGCGGCCAAGTCTGGCATGACACATGCTGAACTAATGGACCGAGAGTTGAAGCGCCGCGGGCTAACCATAGATCATCCCTCAGTGCGCAGGGAGTTCTTTGGCGAGTGGACTAACGACACAGAGTCTTTAGTTTTTCAATTTAGCGCAAGGAACCACTTTAGCGAATTGCCAGAACTGACAGACTATGTGATCGGCCTAGACTTTGGCACTGATGATGCCGACGCAATTGCGGTGCTCGGATGGCATAAGCATCGAAGGGCTGTTTATCTGGTCGAGGAATTTGTTAAAGCCGGCCAATCAGTTAGTGAAATAGTTGCTGAGGTTACAAAGCGCTACAACCAATATCAACCGCTTAAAATTGTCGCTGATACCGGCGCTAACGGGAAAAAGATTGCATTAGAAATTTCTAAAAGATTGGGGATTCCAGTACATGCAGCAGAAAAGACACGAAAAATTGAGCACATTGCTTGGCTTAACGATGCTTTTCGCACCAGTGCTTTTTACGCAAGAGCCAACGGGAAATTTGCTCAAGATTGCTCTATTGTTGAATGGGATTATGACCGCTCTACTTCTGATAAACTCGTTATAAAAGATGAACCCCACTCGGATATATGCGACGCCGTTTTATATGCCTACGTTGAGGCGCTGCATTGGTTAAGCGAGCCCGCAAAAGCAAGAGTTGATCTTAAGAAACAATGGACTGAATATAGTCGCAAAATGGCTGATGAAGCGATTGAAAACACAATCAGGCAACAGCAGCAGGAAGAGGCCGAGGCCGCTTTTAGCAACACAATGTTCGGCGATGAAAACGATATGGCCCAACAGATTTTGAACAGAAGGAAGGCATGACCAAAGAACAAAGACTTGAATTGATTAACGAGGCTAGAGAGCTTGGGCTCAAGGCAATCACTATTGAAGGCGTTGTCTATGATCTATCTGTGGATAAAGTCGTGGATAAGCCAAGGTTAGTGCCAGATGTTGAGGCAAAAGAGATATTGTCACCAATGTCTATTTTGGATGAATATACTGAGGAAGAAATTCTTTATTGGAGCACACCGGAATTTGATGAAATCCAACGCCGCAAAGAACAACATGCGGAATATTTAAAAAACAAGGAAGTAAACGATGGCAAAGAAACCATTCGACCTAAGACAAGGAACAAGAAAAGACGCCAAGGGCAAGGTCATCAGAGCGCCCAAGGATAACTCGACCGAGGTCCAGAATTTCAAATGGTGGCTTGCCGATGATGCCTCAATGGCTTCCGCTATTGCCGGCACCGTTAAATTCATGATGTCGCATCAGAACGGGCATTTCGAACAGCTCGCAATCTCTACTAGACTTTATGGCGCGGCCACTCCCTACAACTTATTAGGAACAGCATTTGCCAGGACCTCAAGCGCAGCAAGCTCAAACCCCTCATTTCAGCGCATCAGCTACAACCTTTGCAGCTCTGTGGTTGATACGCTTGAGTCTAAAATGGCCAAGAATAAGGTTATTCCGACTTATGTGACCAATGGCGGCGACTGGAAGGCTCAGAAAAAAGCTAAAGACTTAACTAAATTTACGCAAGGTCTTTTCTATGAACACCATGTGCATGAAAAAACTATTGAAATGTTTAGTGACGCCGCGGTTTGGGGAGATGGGTTCCTGCACATATTTGCAGCAGATGATAAGCTTGCGATTGAAAAGGTGATGCCACATGAAATGGTTGTTGACCACGTTGAATCAGCGGTCAGCGAGCCTACAACATTGCACCGGGTTAAAATCATGGATCGCCACGTTGCCATGGTTTATTTTTCTGACCTAAAAGAGCAAATCGAAACTGTTGCGCCCGTGAATTATCAAGAGATCGGAGGTCAAGCAACCGCCGCCGACCTTATCACAGTGATTGAATCATGGAAATTGCCAAGCTCTCCCGAGGCCGGCGATGGTCTACACGCAATCAGCATTGGTGACGGTGTGATTCATGAGCCTTATCTTAAGGACTATTTTCCATTTGTTCATTTTAGATATGTTAAGCGCAAGGTTGGCTGGTATGGCCAGGGCGCGGTTGAGAGATTGCAGAACCTGCAAGGTGAGATTAACCGCTGCATGATTTTAAAGCAGCGATCTCTTTGGATGCAGGGAAGCTTTAAGGTCCTGCTTGAAAATGGTTCCAAGGTTGTGACTCAGCATCTAAACAACGAAGTCGGAACTCTTATTCACTATACCGGCACGGCCCCGCAATACATCACGCCACCAGCGACCAACCCAGAGCTACAACAATGGATCGATTCGTTGATTGAAAAGGGTTATCAGCAAGAAGGTGTTAGCAGGCTATCGACAACAGGCGAGGCACCTCTTGGCGTTGACTCAGGAAAAGCCCTGCGCACGTTAACTCAAATTGCCGATGATCGATTTATGTTTATGGGCCAACAACTTGAGCAGGCAAGCCTTGAGATAGCTCGCCAAGCAATTGAGGTTGTAAAAGATATTTATGAGGAAAAGGGCTCTTATCCTGTCACCTATAACGATCACAACTTTATGGAAACAATCGACTGGAAGGATATCGACCTCGACTGTGACCAATACACATTGAAGGCTTATCCGACAAATGCTTTGTCTGATGACATCACAGGTCGCCTCAAAGATATTCAAGAGATGGCGCAAGCTGGTATGATCACGCCACGCACGGCAAAAAAGCTGCTTGATATGCCAGACGTTGAAATGAACGAAGCTTTGTCAAATGCATCAGAAAACTATCTGTGCAAAAAGATCGAAGAGTGTTTATTCGACGGCAAAGCTTTTGCGATTGAGCCTTTCAATGATATTGCTCTGTGCAAAACACTAGCCCTTGAGTACTACAACTATGGCCAATATATCGGAGTTCCAGACTCAAGATTGCAATTGCTCAGAAACCTTTTGTCACAGATTGATGATCTAACAAAAGTGATGACACCACCAGCGCCGGCCCCTGGCGCAACCCCTCAAGCAAGTCCACAAGCGCCGCCAACCAATAACCTCATTCAGAATGTTCCAGGAGCACAATAATGTCTAAGGAAGCAGCAATGGCCATAGCTACAGGCCAACCAGTTCCGGCCCCAGTCGTAGACTCTGCAATTCAACCAATTCCCAACGAACCTGCGGCCGAACCCAAAGGCCTAGACTCTGATCGCTTTGCAAAACTTGCAGCGCGCGAAGAAAAGCTGCAGCGAGCAGCGCAGGAATATAAGTCAGAACAACAAAAGCTTTATGAAGAAAAAGAAAAGCTTAAGTCTGTGCAGTCACAGATCAGCGAATTTGAAAAGC